TGTGAGTTCTGGGATTACACCGATGCAGATTGGATCTGCCAGATTATCCCCATGAAGCGTGGTCAAGCTGAAGCGCTTTACAAAAAGAACCTAGCTAGTGCCAAGATCTACCAACCAGGCCAAGGCGAAACATCCCATAGAAAAGCTAGACGTCTAGCTTCCATGCACCTCGATGCTAAATCTGCCCCAGTAGTAGACGATCAACAAATAGCCGTGCTAGAGATCTGGGATAGAACCACCCAGCGTATTTACACAATGGTCGAAGGCACCACCGAATGGTTACGGGAACCCTATTCACCATCAAAGGTGGGAGAACGCTGGTACCCATTCTTCTTATTGCCTTACCAAGTCGTTGATGGCCAGTTCGTTGGCCCAAGCTTAGTCGATCTCACAGAGCGCTTGCAAGAAGAGCATAACGAAGCTAGGGATCGCTTCAATCAACACCGAGATCTATGCATACCAGGATGGGTTGCATCAGCCGATATCAACGAGAAGACGATTAAGAAACACGCGGACTCACGATTTGGTGAGATCACCATTGTCGATACCGAAGGCAAACCCCTTAACCAAGTGATTATTCCTCGAGGGCACCCAAAGATTGATCCGATTGTTTACGACACCAGTGCTGTGCGTTATGACTGGGAACAAGTCACGGGATTGCAAGATGCTGCGCGCTCAACTGTAGTTAGGCCTAAGACAGCAACCGAGGCCAACATTCTACAAAGGGCCTTATCCGGACGCGTTTTTGAATTTAAAGACCAGATAGAGGATTGGCTACAAGAGATTGCCCAATACAGTGCCCAAGTCCTCTTGCAAGAGTTGACTAAGGAACAGGTAGAGCGTTATATGGGCGCTCCAATTACCAGAGCCACTATGGTTGATAGCAAGCTCACCATGAGCAAAGAGAAAACCTATGACTGGCCAAGCCTTACAAAGGAACGCATTTTTGACATGGTCGATCTGCGCATCAGAGCGGGCACTACTGGCGCACCGGATGGAATAGAGGAAAAAGAGGGTTGGCTCAAAGTGCTGCCCATGATTACGAATCTATCAATTCAGATTCAGAACCTACAAGCTAGAGGAATGGATTACGAACATATCCGTAATCTCCTACAGGAGACCCTCTTGCGGTATGACGATCGCATCGATTCAAATCTATTTATACCGAATGTCGAAAAGCAAGCGGAGGGTTATATCGACCCTAATTTAGGAATCAACATGTTTTCAGAAAGAAAGCTAAGGGCAATTGCCGAGCCCGGTCATGAGCGTGGTTTATTAAAAGAGGAGATGAGTAATGACGCAGGTAGCAAATGAGGTGAATGGTTTTAAATCAGAAGTGCTTACAGATGGAGGCCCATACCAGAGGGTGCAAGATCGCGAGGCCAAGAGGGAACGTGAACGCCTAGAAAAAGAGGCCAAAGATAAGCATGATGCTGAAAGTCATGCCAGAAATACGAGGGCAAGAGAAGATCGTAGGGCTGAACTAGCCCAGAAAGCAGCGACCAAATTAGCAAAGGAACAAGATGCCGAAAAGCAAAGGGCACAAAAATCTGAGCGTAAGAGTCAGTCCGCAAGCTTGCTTGATGATCTCAGTAAATCAAACCGTCTTAGTTCATCCCTTTCACAAATATCTGAGGATATTGAAGAGGGTGAGGAGTTAGGGGATTTTGAAGTCGAGCCAATCTTTGCGCCCATAAAGGGTGAGGTACTTGTACCTGCGGTTATGACTGCTCCAGAAAGTGGATCAGTACCCCAGTCTTATGACCTAGGCGAGATATTACCTACACCAGCTGCAATTACGGTAGAGGCGCTTCCACAGCCAGCTATTCAGGTTGAATCTGCTAAAGAATTCATTAATCGGGTTTTGAATCCTGGGTCTGCGGATTCAAGTCCTGAGAAGAATAACAAGCCCAATGAAGAAACTCCGGACGATATTAAATCCAAGAGGGGCCGCGAGCGCATGCAAAAGATCATCAATGAAAAGCACGACCTAGAGAAGCAGGTTGAAGATTTGCAATGCACTGTGATTAGCTTGCAAGATGTGATTCGCAAGTACGAGATTGAGAGTCAATTTGTTGACAATACTATGGCGCTCACAACCAAGCAGAAGAAACCTGCCGAGCTTGTTTCAGAGGCTAAGCATCAGATCATCAAGTACTTAAACTCGCGCGAAGATGAGGTTGATCATTCCGCTAAGGCCCAATGCTTTTATAAGTATCTGACCGATCCTTTTTATATGCAGGTCTTTGTACAGAACAACAAGCCAGAGCATTGGCAATCCATGATTGAATCCATTTACGATTCAATAGAAATGCAAGAGCCCAACTTCGCGAATACAAAGATCACGCCATTTCAGAGTCCCCAACCCATAAGGGCGCGAACCTCAACCCTTGGTGCTCCGCTGGCTAGCTCTGAAAACCCAATGGATCGCATCGCCCAGCATCTAGGCAATATGGGAATTTAGCCTTTTATTAAGAAAGACTAGGAAGAACTAGATTTAGGGTTTGGGAAAACCGTGAGAATGCATCTTCAAAAGAAGGTGCATTCTTGTCATAGACCATAACCCTAATAAATTCATCATATGTCTGCTTGGTTTTCGGATCAGCTTTGGCGTAATTCATTGCCATTTTGATTTCATCGATTGGGTCTTTTACAAAGGCAATATGCTGCTTGGCAAAGTCCAAGCTATCTTTTGCAATGACCTGAACTACCAACTTGCCAAGTAAGCCCAGATCTTTCTTGAGGAGGTTAGGATTCTTTTCGGCGATTTGATAAACATCGTAGAGATGACGTACTAAGGCGTTGTCTACCTTCTCACCAGTCTTGGCTAGTGACAGGGCTAGGCGTCGTGGGAAGGTAATGAGTTTCTCAGCCAGCGCTTCTCTCAAGTCTACGCATGGAATTGAGAACCGAGGGCCAGTATCCATGTTGGCCAAGGAGTCAAATAGCAGGGTGATGTCTTTATCTTGCTTTGGTAGTTGTAAAGGGCTGTAGCTTACTTCCAGCTTTAAATTTGCTCGCATACCTGGGCTTACTTGAAAGTATGCGGAGTACTGAATGTCGAATTCTATGAAGTTGTTATCACCCATTGCATTTCTTGTAATGAACTCTGATTTAAAGCCAGCAGAGTTCATCGCCGCCTCAAGATCGTTCTTAAGCTTGCTCATGCTTGAGCGGATTTTGCTCTTGGTCAATGCTTCTGAGGATTTTGGGATGGCTTTGATATCCACATCCTCGGAGACTCTATCTAATAGACCATAAGCCTTAGAGAGGCAGGTGCCACCACAAAAGATCAATTCAAAGTCTGGATTATTGATGGCGGCAAGCGAGGCCAGAGCATCAGTGACCATGAAATCTTTTTCTAGTGCGAATTCCGATATACCAAGCCCCAGCTCGTTAATTACATCCAATACTTGGAGTCTTTGGGTGTCGTTAATTCTTTTCATAGACTAGGCTACGGTTACCAACAGATAATTTGCGGCAGACCCGAGAGTTACCGATATTGAGGATAGGAAGCATAGGCACCTGAGTGCTGTCACCTTGAATGAGGGCGCGCATATCTTTGCCTACGTCAGCTTTAATATTCAGCTTTTTCATTACCTCAAGCCCGATATTAGTCAGGCTTTCATCAACTACTGGTTTTCCAGAGATAGAAGAGGGGCGCGTTTTTACATAAGTGCCGTACCCAAGGCGCATCAGCTTGCCTTCATCAGATAACTCTTTTACTACGCGACAGACTTGGCGATAGGTGCCAAACCGATTGAAGTTATCGCGCAAAAAGACCTTTTCCTTGGAATTACGTAGGCTGGCCAAAATGCGGTCTTTGGTTGTTGCTTTAGCCATCTTGGCCTCCTTTCTATATTGATGATTCGATTATACACAAAAATAAGACATTGATGTCCTATTTTTGTATAGATAAATATAGACTAAATAACATATATAACAGTAACTTATATAGTTTTTATAAGAATTAATAAAGATAGGTATGCATGGTTATTTTACCTCGCCATACCTTCCGTCAAGGGCACCCCAAAGGGGTGGCTTGCGCACCCTTGACGGCCACGACCTGAGAAACGCTCTTTTATGCCCAAAGTGGCGCAATGACGCATTGGGCATAAAGACCCATTGCGATGCCAACAAAAACCCCAGAAATATCCAAACTCCACACCAAGCACCCCAATAATGAATTCATGTGGTGAGAGCTAAACACTCAAGCTACTGCTTCAGATCTCCGCGTTAAAGCTAGAGTCGCGCCTAGCAGCGTAGCAATGGATAGTTTCACGCTCTATCACCCGGTATGAAGCCAAGGAATTTCACTAATAAACAAACAAATTGATAGGGGTGGCATATGCCAATTTCAAATACAGACTTGCAAGAACTGGCTAAGGTTTCATTAGATGAGTACTTACGTAATCTTCCAGTCGATCAAATAGCCGTAGAAAGACCTTTTCTTAAAAAACTCATGGAAGGACGGAAAAGCCTTTTAGGCGCAAAGCAGAATGTGGTCGAGAATATTCGCAAAGAACATGGCAGTAACTTTAGCTGGGCCTTTGGAGAGGAGACAGTCAAGTTCAATAAACGCAATACCACTGAGCAAGCGTCATTCCCATGGCGCAGGGCTGTTGATGGTCTGTATATCGACTATGACCGCTTATTCAGCAACGGTATCAAAGTGCGTGAGGGTGGGGCGCGAGGTTTCCAGTTGGAATATAACGAGCGTGTGCAATTGATCAATCTCTTGGATGAGCAATTAGAGGTCCTGAGAGAAGGATTCCTTAACAAGTTAGATCTAGAGCTTCACCGCGATGGCTCGCATGGCGCAGATGCGCTCGTGGGGCTTGATAGCTTAGTGAGCCTAGCGCCAAATACTGGCACCGTAGGTGGTATCGACCGAGCCAAAGCAAGCTACTGGCGTAACTACGCACTTAAAGACATCACCTCAACCACGCCAGGCAACTTAGTGGGCGAGATGGAAACCGCATGGCGTCAATGCATTAAGCATGGCGGTAGCCCTGATTTCATCATCGCGGGCGGCAAGTTCATTGATACCTATCGTAAGCAAGTCACCGTGACCCATATCGCTGGATCTGGCGAAACCAAGTACATCGATGCTGGTGTAGGGGCGGGCGTAAATACAGGTTTAGCCTTCAAAGGGGTAGAGATCATTTGGGATCCACAGTTTGATGAGTTAGACGCCATGGCTAATCGCACGGTGGAGTGGAGTAAGCGTTGTTACTTCTTGAATACTCGCTTTATGAAGTTGCGTGATGATGACTTGGATATCGTTGCCCCAATTCGTCCACACGACACGCTCGCCATGTACGCCATGGTGAACTTGCGCTGCGCCTTATCCATCTCACGAGCTAATGCCCATGCGGTATTGGCTATTCAATAAGGAGGGTCGGATGAATAACACCATAAACAAGAATGCGCTCATTCATAGTGACTTCCAAATTAAAGAGGTGGAGGCAGTGGTGCGCAGAGATGCATTTACCACTATTCATGTGCACGTACCGCCCTATGAGACCAATATATTGCGCAATCTCTTTGGGCGCGAGAACGTCACGGTGTTCGAGCATCCTTCAAAGACCACGATTACTCCAGAGCAAGAGTACGACCGCCTCTGTGCCAAGTACGGCCATGAGGTCGTAGCCAAAGTCTTTGGTGAAGATGATGGTGACCGCCTGATGGAGATCGTAAAGGGATTAATGGAGGGGGAAGGCGCTATCAATCTTGGAAAACAGGACAAAAAAACCAAGATATTTGAGCTCGAGGTTTCTGAGGCTCAGAAGGGAGTCAAGCGTTAGCAGAAACACGCTTTTATTGGTCGTCTTAATTTAACTGTGGCGTTACTTTGGGTATGTGTGTGGGTGTTTATTAAATGTGTCTGCGGATGTGCTTGTGCTTTAAGTGGGGCGCATATATTGCGCCCCTTCACATCACTCACCTTAGTCTGCACGTTAAAAAGGATTGATCTAGTTAAACACTGTAATTTTTTAAACCATTTGCTGTTATTCAAAAAATAATTTTATGCTCCCTATATTTACATCACTAGTACAAACTTTGGCTGTAAATGGCCTGAGCCTGTTAGCAGGGGCTGTTCAGGCAAAAGGCAAAGAGTTTATTGAGAAAAAAACTGGTGTTCGCATTCCAGATAATCCCAATCAGGAAGATCTCATTAAACTCAAGCAACTAGAGATTGAGCAAGAGCAACTTCTCTTGCAATACACGCTTAAACAAAAAGAACTCGAGATTGAGGAATCCAAGCTTTTAGCAGAAATGCATCGAGCCTCACAAGACAGTGCCACTAACCGCTGGCAATCTGACATGGTGAGTGATTCCAGGTTATCAAAGAACATCCGCCCTGGAACACTAGTCTACATTCTCACGGCGTACCTACTATTTGCATTGTTATCAGCCATGGGAATTGATATCAATGAAGCATACGTGCAACTTTTAGGAGAGTGGGGGCAATTAGTCATGCTGGCTTATTTTGGGGGTAGGTCGGTGGAAAAGATTTTTGAAATTCGGATGAACGCCTCTCGACATAAAGAGGGGGTTTAATGAGCTCAACAAGAAATAGCCTAGTTGGAGAGCAAGCTGCATTTTTACTAGATGTTTGTAATCTGATTCAATTTGCAACGAATGAGGGCTGGGTTCTGACTGGCGGGGAACTTTGGCGTTCCGCAGAACAGCAAGAAATCTACTTCAAGACTGGTAGATCGAAGACTATGAACAGCAAGCACCTCACCCGTTGCGCTATTGATTTAAATTTCTTTTGGAAAGGAAAGCTTATTTGGGATAGGGAGTTGATTCGCAACGTTGGTGAATACTGGGAAAGCCTCAGCCCTAAAAATAAATGGGGTGGCAACTTTAAGGGCTTTGTGGATGTACCTCATTTTGAAAGGGTGGCTTTACCTCTCTAATTTGTCGATTTTTGAAAAGAAGGCCAATATCACTGCTCACTGTATCAGTATTTTTAGTAATGGAAACCCTACAGTTCTACATGTTATTTATATCGATTTGTCAATCTCTTTTGGGCTCGATAAAGTTCAACTTATGAACACCAAAATAAATAACACTCCAGAAGAATGGATCGATCCAGACGATGCTCCAGAAATAACCGAAGAGGATCTCAAGCGAGGTATATGGGCGATCAACGGGCGAAAAGTTTCAGAGGCTGAAGGCAGGGCGGCTTTTGCTTCAAGGCTTAAAGATATTGCGGAGGCTCAAAACGGCACTTTGTCCAATAATGAACAGGAAAAGCCAAACTCTGGGTCTTAAATCTAAAGGGGAAGGTGGATGAGCCTGATCCCCGGCACTGGCAGAAATTGGGTTTGGCTGCTTCGTTCCCGACCTGACCAGGTTATCCAACCCACCATGCGGGGAGGCCCATCCAACTCCATTTTAGCTTGTTAGAATAGGACTTATGACATCTTTGGCCCTAGCCCGTTCGTGGCGCCCTAAAACATTCACGCAATTACTCGGTCAAGACCATGTAGTTAAAGCACTGAGCCACGCCTTAGATCAAGGTCGATTGCATCACGCATGGTTATTTAC